GCTTACAGCCAATGTAAGCTTTACCTGTTTTCTTATTAGTTATGATATAGACAAATCCAAATTGATTTAGATCAGGCTTACCGGCATACTTCCAATGCATTACCAATCCATTATTTCAGGGACATCGGGTTCTTTTCCAACCTGGACTAAGTACCTTCTGCCCTGTGCATATTTAAATACCCGGATGCCTTTTCCTTGGTTGGCGTCTGACCAGCATTCTTTTTTATGACTGCAATAAACACAGCCAAAAGGAAGTTTTAAATTACCGGACTTCCCATCTGGTGTGGGTTCGTAACACTTATTAGGAACATGCTTGGTAGCTACCATCTTTTTAAGAAATTGGACTCTTGTCTTGGCGTTGATCATCTCCATTCCATGAACAGGTGCCAGACAAATCTCACCAGTAGATTTATCTATGACAAGAAAGGCTCCCTCTTTAACATTATTTGCATGAGCATACGCTGAAATCTGTGCGATATACCCAAAGGGATCATCTTCCAATAGATTATTATTCTTAAACTTCTGAAAGCTAGGGCCAGATGCACTCTTGCAGTCAACAAGAATACCATCAATCATTGAATCCTGATGCCCAACCACACCCTCAACGACCACTCTCTTTTGCTGGTCTGTTACTTTATGCCCTGCTATGGAAGACAACACCAGAAGAAGTTCTTCAAGAATATAACCATACAAAAACTTAATCTTTGTACTGCCATTTAATGGAGCAACATCTTTTTTGGTATTAATATCATACCATAGTTGTCTATCTGGTTTTCCTATTTGGGAAAGTCTTAGTTTTCCAGATGCTCTTGGTTCTTCACACAAAAATTCTTTAAGGTGAATCTTCAGCATTTCACCAAAAGTATCTATATGTTTATCAACCTCTTTCTCTTCCATAGTAACAGGACCAGGAGAGAACAGATCATAAATATCATCTACAAGTGTGTTTATTTTTTTCATAATATAAAAAATGGAGGGACGTTTTACTGCCCCTCCAAGTCCTCAGTTGAACAAAGGATTAACCAAAGGGTATTTCTTCATCACTGACATAGCCACCCTTTACTACATCAAAGTCTCCTACACCGCTACCGGCGTATTCGATTAAGTCTACTACTTGCACCGCAGCTAAGTCAGCAGATACGCCTGTCTTACCCGCATAATCCCACTCAAAAGGCACAGCTTTAACATTCACTACACTGCCGTTTCCAATGAGCTTGTCATTCCACAGATTATTCTGTGAATCTTTAACAATAGGAGGTCTACGAGAAGTGCCATCCTTACGCATTACTTTGCGTTTAATGGTTACAAAGTCATTACGGTCATCGCCTTTATTATTGATAGGTAGCCCAGCATCCTCAATGGTGGGACGATTATCATCATCTACCTCAATCTGGATAGACCAGACAGGATCGAACTTCGTATTGGGTTCAATAATACAAGCATAGTGGCACTTACCAGTAAGAAAAATAGGATCGTTCATTTCTTTTGTCTCCTTTTAAAAGTTACGCTGTTGTAACGTGAAAATTAATATTAAGATCTTTTCAATTTACCTCCTTTTGTTGTTATTACAAAAGTATAGCACATAATAATTAGTATGTCAAGTATTAATTTAATTAATGTGTCTCTGCCCATGTCTGTCCTGACTTATGTTCACAATCAAGAGGACATTTCATATTAAGAGATTCAGTTGTTTCCTCCATAGCTTTCTTTGCTACCATTCCCATAGCATCTCTGTCTTTTCGGGCTACCTCAAACTGGTACTCATCATGGATGGAAGCAACAAGTTTGGCATCCAGCCCTCTCCTTCTGATAAGTATATCCATATGGACAAGCCATTCTTTGCAGATAATTGCACCGGCTCCCTGTAGAAGAGTATTAAGACTTGTATGGGCTGATCTGATATGCAATCGTCTGCCATCTAACGCTGGAATAGTTTTCTCTTGTGCCGCCTCTTGGATATTTGTTCTTAATCTTTTAAGTGCAGGAAGATGTTGAAGGAATCTATCAATAAGAACCTGACCTTGGCTGGCTTTGCCACCAACAATCTTTCCTATCTTAGCAGCACCTGCTCCATACAGGAAAGCATAGATGAATGTCTTTGCCTGATCTCTATTAGCCAAACCAGCAGCTTTCATATTAGCTGTGTGTACATCTCCATTAAGAACTTCATAGGTAAACTTTTCATCTTTCATATAATGAGCCAGACACCTTACCTCTAATCCTGATGCATCTGTTCCCATAAGTACATGAGTATTAGGATTTGATACTGTCCATAATCCTCTGCATTCCTTGCCATAAGGACTGTATATGGCTGGCACTTGAGCCATGTTAGGGCTGTTATGTGCCATCCTGCCTGTTATGGTGCGTAAAGTAAGCACCTTCCCTCGCACCCTATTGTCTTCCTGACACCCCTGTATCCATGCTTTGAGAAGTCCTGTTCGTTTCTGAAGAAGAAAGTATCTACTGAACATCTGTGCTTCTGGCATATTAATCTTCGATAGAATTTCTTCTGAAATAATAACATTGTCTTTGTCTGTTTTATGTTTGGGTTCCCATCCTTTTTCAATCAGACGCTCCGCAATCTGTTTGCGAGAAGCAATGTTGAACTCTGTCTCTTTTCGTACCTTCCGCACCGGAGAGTATGTTATGGCAGGTTTAAATATTTCTTTGGCTTCCTGTTCTAGTCGGTGTTCCTCATCCTGTAACTGAGCAAGAAGAATAATTGCATCTTTAATGTTGAAAGCAAAACCATTCTTTTCCTGGCGGTTTATAATTGCTCTGACTTTTCTTTCCAGATCATAAGATCTATCTGAAAAAGAATAGCCCTCACCCAATAAAGTACCAGATACTTTACTGGTAAGTTCGGTATCAGTGCGGCAGTAAGCCAGCATCTCTGGGGTAAAGCGGGAGAAGTCTTCATGCTCTCCCTTGGGAAAGCCAAGCCTGTCTCCCCATGCTCCCAGAGAATGCCCTCCTTCTCTAACAGGATTATATAGTTGAGACTCAATAAGAGTATCCTTTATTTGAGAGAGTTTAATATTAGAACCTGTGAATCTGTTGAGAATGGGAGCATCAAAGCTGACACCATTATGCATGATGAACTGATCTATCAGCCCTGACCATCTCCCAAAATCTGTACATTGATCTTTAATCCATACCCTTTCCTTTCCAGAAGGATACTCTCTAGCTACAATACAGTGTATCTTAGTTGGATTTAAACTGTCTGTTTCAATATCAACTATCGCTGTTGTCATAGGTCATATCCACTTGGTAAATTAAATCCGTACGAACATGAAAAAACTTTTCTCCTTTTGCTATATTTTTATTGTATGCTTCCTTGACTTCAGATTCAAGAAGCACATCTCCTGGGACATGCCATGCTCTTTTGAAGTCTCCTCTGAAAACAACAAAGGTTAAGTCAGCATTTCTAAAATCTTTCTGCCATTTATCCAGCAGTCTTTTCTTTCTGTGGGGAATGCGTAATTCTTTCCAACTCTCAGGCCAATCTCCTTTCCATCCCCACTTGACTTCAACTTCATAGAAGTGATTGCTGGAACTACTATCAAGATACCCTCTAATATCAAAGCCAAAGTTCTCTTCTGAATCAGTGATAAGATCAGGTATATTATGACCCAACCAACCCAGCATTTGTTTCTTTGCTGGCGTATCTGCTTTGTCATACTCATCTTTGCTGAAGGGTTTTCTTACCATTTGCTAACTCCTTTATTCTATTAGCTAAAAAGATATAATTTGTGCATTTCCTTTTGTTTTTCTGGGTCTTTATATGGCATCATCATTCTCCAAGAAGGGATTATCAACTTGAGACATCCTTCCTGTCTCTTTGTCGTAATAAAGATAACATGCTATACCAGTGTCTCCGGTATACCTATTTTTAAGGACTCTTATTGTGGTTGTATTAGCTTCAGTCTCATCATCTGCCTGTTGGTTTCTTTCCATAGCCACCACACTGTCAGATAGGTGTGCTATGCTGGCTGATCCTCTTAGGTGTGAGAGAGACACTTCCCTACCATCCTCATGCCCTTTGTCTCCTGTTGGCCTACGCAGGTGGGAGACAAGCAGCAAGGCAATCCCCGTTTCTTCCACCAGAGATCTTAGCTTGGTCATAAGAACATCAATGGACTTTCTCTCATCCCCAAACTCTTCATTACCTGACACCAGTATGGATAAGTGGTCTAGAAAAACCCACTTGCAATCCAGGGCTTTAGCCATATACCTAACACGATCTAGTATCTCATCATTGGAGATAGAACCAAAGTGATCAAAGGCAAAGAATCTGCCAGAGCCAACGGTCTTATCCTGCCATTCTCTTAGCTGTTTCTTAGTGTACTCTTTCCTGATTTCTCTAATATAAAGTCTGGAACTGGCTTCTACCGACATGATATTGAACGCTGTATTTTTAGTGTTCTCCTCCATACACAACACACCAATATTGTCTTTGGTACTCAACATAATATGATGCATAAGCTCTCTGATAATACTTGACTTGCCCATGCCAGCACCGCTGGTAAAACATACAAGCTCCCCTGTTCTAATACCATAGGTCTTCTCATTCATTTTAGGCCAGGGGTAAAGACAAGTCTCACAATAGTCTTCTTCAAATAATGAATCACCAAGATCAGCTAGATTAATAATACCTGCCGGTGTGTACGCCTTGGCATTCCACCATGCATTGGTGAACTTCTCTTTCTGTCCTGTCTTGAGATACTCGTTGGCATCTTTCATGTCAAGATTTACAATCTTGCATTTGTTTGGTTCAAACAATTGTGCTACTTTCTGGCTGGCTTTCTTGCCTTGCACATCATTGTCAAAGCACAGTACAACGGTTTCAAACTTATTTAGGTATTGTAAGGACTGCTTGCAGTTTTCAAAAGCTGATGCCGCTCCGCTCTTCACAGAGATAACAGGCCACTTAGAGCCAAGCATTTGGTAAGCTGACATGGCATCTATCTCGCCCTCACACAGGGTTACAAACTTTCCTCCCTGGTTGAATAGGTTCTGACCAAACAGACCAGCAGCCTGGAGATTGCCCTCTGACCAGAAGCGTTTGTTCTGCACCTCTCTAACC